TTCCTGATAAATTCTTATAAAACATCTTACCATCAGCATAGTTAAGGGCTAACTCACCATATTCCAAGGTGTTTGGAGTTGCAGCAGCTGTTGCTGATCTTTTTATTTTAATAACATTAGCCATTTGCTACTCCTTATTTAAAGCCTGGTGGGAAATATGGTGGGAAGAACGGTGGGAAGAAAGGTGGAAAGTAAGGTGGAAAATATGGTGGGAAATACGGTGGGAAGAACGGTGGGAAGAACGGTGGGAAGTAAGGTGGAAAGTAAGGTGGGAAGTAAGGTGGGAAGAAAGGTGGGAAGAACGGTGGGAAGAAAGGTGGAAAATAAGGACTATACTTAGTATAGCCTACTGCTTCTTTTCTTGGATATACAGTATTGGCAGCAGGGTTAGAAGAAAGGATCTCATCTAATCTTGTTAATAAAGGTTGCCCAGCAGTTGGATCATTTAAAGCAGTATTAGTTACAGTTCCGTTTAGTAAACTCAGCTGCCGTTAATTTAGGGTCGGCAACTGCTGGTTTATCTCCAACTATATTTGGTACGTTATTTTTTCTTGTACCTGATGTATTTCCACTATTAATAGCCATAATTTAACCTATTGACAAATAATATATTATATTGATTTGTCATTTCTACTCCATACGTAAAGTGTTGATTAATTATAGTCTTAGAATGTTCCACCGTCAACTATAAAGCCTTCCAAAGCACTACTGTTTCCATAAAGAGCTCCAGATATTCCGACTCCACCAGTTACAACTAAAGTACCAGTTGTGTAAGACGAAGACGCTGTTGCTGCAGTAAATGTTGTAGCACCGTTTGAGGTTAAGGTAGTGAAACCACCTGTACCCTTAGTTGTTGCGCCTATATTAGAAGAATCAATTGTCTTATTTGTAAGACTTTCAGATCCAGCTAAAGTAGCAAGAGTTCCCGTTGTTGGAAGAGTTACGCCTGTAGTGCCAGTTGTAGTGAGCGTAGTAGCATGGGCGCCAGATGTAACAAGGTTACCACCAAGAGTAATGGTGCTAGCTCCATTGTTTACTCCGGTTCCACCATAAGTTGAGCCAATTACTGTGCCATTCCAAGTACCAGCTGCAATAGTTCCTACAGTTGTAATGCTATCATCGCCAGTGTATGTTCCACCAGCCACTGCAGCAAGCGTAGAGTTGTAGGCCTGTACATCGGTGCCAATTGCCAATCCAAGAGCCGTACGAGCGTCTCCAGCACTTGTAGAGCCGGTTCCACCGTTAGCTATGGCTATTGCCGTACCATTCCATACGCCAGTTGCTATTGTGCCAACCGAGGTAAGGCTTGATGCAGTTACTCCTGAACCAAGAGTCGTGCCATTAAGTACAGAAGTTCCTGCAATTAAGAATGACTTACCAGTTAGAAGGTTCATGTTTTCGGATGAAGTCCAAGCATCAGTTGCATCAATCCAGTTAAAGGTCTTGTCTGTTGCTCCCTTGAGCGTAAGACCGCCACCATCAGCACCTGCGTCTGTTGGAGTTGCTACTGAACCAAGCTCGATATTCTTATCGTCAACTGTGATGGTTGTTGAGTTAATTGTAGTTGTCGTACCATTAACTGTTAAGTCACCTGAAAGGGTAAGAGATGTACCAGTAGCAGCACCAATGTTTGGTGTTACAAGTGTTGGCGTATTAGCAAATACAAGTGCTCCAGTACCAGTTTCATCCGATATAATTCCAGCAAGTTCTGATGAAGAAGTGGCTGCAAAATCCGAAAGCTTATTGTTAGTAAGTGCTACAGTGCCAGTTGCATCTGGCAGAGTAATTGTTCTATCTGCGGTTGGATCTGTGACAGCAAGGGTTGTTTCATGATCATTAGCGGTTGCACCTTCAAAAACCATGCTTCCGCTATTAAGCGTAAGTCCTGCAAATGTTACGCTTGCAGACGTTGCTACATCTTGACCGATTGACAATGAGTGAGTTGTTCCCTCACCTGTTGTTGCTGCAGAAGAGGTAACGCCAGTTCCACCAGTTATTGTTGCTACATAGTTTCCTGAAGTATTTGTTCCAAGCGCAATTTCTATAGTAGTCGAAGCTGCTGCCGTCAAACGACCTTGGGCATCAACCGTAAAGGTTCCAACCGATGAAGCAGAACCATATGATCCACCAGTTACGGTTGTGTTATCGAGGTCCAAAGTAAGTGTGTCGGTTGCAGAAGCCGTCGATGTTAAGCCAGTGCCACCAATTATTCTAAAGGTATCTCCACCAGAAATTGTTAAGTCTGAACCACTATCTGCATCTACTGTAAATGAAGTAGATATAGAAGCAGTTCCAGCTGCGGTCAAACGACCTTGGGCGCCAACAGTAAAGGTTGGGATTGCACTAGCTGAACCATATGAGCCAGCTGTTACTGCTGTATTATCGAGATTAACTGTAACAGTATCTGTATTGGAAGCCACTGAACTTAAGCCAGTTCCACCAAGAACATTTAGAGTATCACCACTTGCAATGCTTTGAGTAGTTCCAGTGTCTCCAGCAAAACTTAATCCACCAAATACACTAACTCCACTTACTGCTGAATCTACATATGCAGTAGTTGCTACTGCTGTTGAGTTGTTGCCAGCCGTTTTTGTTGTTGCGGTTGCAGAAGAACCTAATTCTAAAGTTCCTGAGAAAGTTTTATTTCCAGAAATTGTTTGAGTAGTTCCAAGAGTGGTATAGGCTCCTGCTCCAGCTATAGCTGGAATGCTCGTTGCCGTGCCACCTGCACCGCCAGTTCCTTTACCATAATACAGAATATCATCAGCTTCGTTATAGGCAAGTTCGGCATTCTCTAGTGACGATGGCGCACCGGCTGCTCCTCCAGAAGCTCTTCTTTTAATTCTAATTGTATTTGGCATTTTAGAAATTTCCTCCGTCGGTTAAATTTATTTCTGCGTGATTGACCCATTCAGAGCCGTTATATCGCAAGACATTTCCTGTTGCAACAGATGTAATAGTAACGTCATTCAATCCGTTTAAAGCTTCTGAAGCAGCCATTCTATCTTTAATAGTTAAATGTGATCCAGCTGGATTTAGTCCTAAAACAGTTTGAACTGCTTCCATTGCATCATTTAAATTTGCGTGCTGCAAATGGTGTGGAACTGTTGCAGAATTTAAACTGTCGGTTGATGTTGGATTAATTAAAACATCTAAACTATTTGGATAATTTGTTGCCATTTCTAATTCTCCTATATAGAAAGTATTTTATTAATATCATTATTCCAGTTAAAAATAACAGTAACTACTTCTGAAGAACCAGAAAATGGTAAACCAGTTGAGCTGTCTATATAAAATAGTAGTCTAGAATCTGCATCATTAGACCCAACTTTATAAAAAATTATTGCATTAAATGCTGTATTTGCTGCAATTGTAGAAGTAAAATCTCCGGCATCTATAATGCCTAGGTTGTTTGTTATTCCAGTAATATTTTCTGTAGTATGGGCAATGCTGATAGATGGTATGTCGGATAAGAATTCATGAGAATTTTCATTTGGAATGTATGAACTTTTAATGAAGCTTACTCTAAATAAATCAGCACTAAAATTAAATTGACCATTTAGAATAGCTTGTTTTGCTTTTTTGTAAACAAAATTAGCCACTCTATATGCCTATATCTTTTGATAAAATTACTCTATATTTATATCCAGTTTCATAATATTCTTTTCCATCTACATTGAATACTGGAGTTGCATCAAATGATGGAAAGTCTATATATATCTCTGGCTTCCAAGAGTGCATTGAGACTTTTGCTTCAACATTTTCCCATCTTGATGGTGTTCTTTGTATTTTTTTCTTTTGAGCTTTAAAATATTTTGTATTTAAAAAGTTTGAAGCTGGCCTTGCGTTAAATTGAACAGTAACTCTGCCGTCACCATATTTTCTATCTATATAAAATGCTCCGTTTTCTGGATCAACAGAAACTATATAAAAATTAGGGTTCTTGGCTAAAATCTGAACAGTAGAAAATGCATCTGCTCTGACTGACTTATCTTCTATTAATATCTCTTCATACAAAGGCTCTTGAAAAGATGTAATAGTTGAAGGAGTAGCATCATCTGACTTTGTAAACTTTATTTGCTCTTCTGCAATGGTCTCATTTACTGCATCTAGTAAATTTGCTACTCTAACGACATATTCTTGACCAGACTGAAGTTGAACATCCCAGAATAGTCTTAGCGTTCTGGATATTTGATTATAGTCACTAATGGTATTTATGGGAGTAAATGGACTAGCAACAGGGACTGGAGTAGCAGCTGTTGTTTGAACAATAAAATTTGAATTTATTAATGAACTGATTTTAACAGTTCTTCCAAATTTGATAACTACTACTTCAGAATCAACACTAGCGCTCTCTATAAGATATAGGGCCACATTCTCTCCTTATTGACGTATACATAATTAGTAATACTTGTTTATAAAAAAAGATAAGGGGTGGAAGCTTTCGCAACCACCCCTTATCCCACGGACTGCCATGATTAGTGGCCATAACTATAATTGTCCTAAGGTTATTAAACTTCGTTAGTGAGCTGAACCTCGTAGTTACGAGCTAGGCTTACATTCTTAGCAACAGTAATACCTTCACCATCACCGAGCATAACAATGTCATAACGCTCTTTCATCTTAAGCTGACGGATGTCACGGCTTGGATCATCAAACTGATCTGTTGTCATGTCATCTTTAACGAGGAGTGTACCAACCTCATTACGGTCAATCAAGAAAAGGTCTGACTTAGCTGCGGTTGCGCCACTCTTAGCTGTAAAGCTAACGAATGGTGAAACCAAAACATTAAGACCCATTGGAGCGGTTGCATTGAGTGCTGCATCCGGTGACTGAGGACGGTATCCCCAGCTTGTGCCAACAGCAGAAGCTGCGCCACCTGCATGGAAGATACTATCCTTAAGGAATACCGACCACATAAGTGGGTGAAGTATAAAGTCTGTTGGAATGTGCTTTTCAGCCATAAGAACAGCCGCCATGTCAACGATGTCATCCCAAGTAACTGTTCCATTGGCTGTGCCAGTGAAACCCT